TTGTTTGAGCGCCTGAAAGAATTCGGGATTAAAGCCAGAACCCAAGGTGAGCAAGTCTCATTCACATTTCAGGGTGTGACCACCACGGTTGGCAAAAACGCCGCTGAAATTGAGAGCTATCTGCGCCAGATTGGGAATGTCCAGTTTGCAGGAGCCATGTCTGAGCAAATGAATACGCTCGGCGGGATATTCAGCAATATTCAGGATAACTTTTCTAAACTGGCACGTGAGGTTGGTGCGGGCGGTCTGAATGATGCCATTCGTGATGTTGCCATTAGCCTGAAAGAAACAACCGATAGCGGTAAACAAGCAGCGCGGGCTTTGGGTGAAACCTTGGGCGGTGTTGTGCGTGTTGCTGCTGATGGGCTCGGGTTTTTGGTTCGCAATGCCGATCTGGCGGTTGAAGGGTTGACAGCCTTACTGATTGCCAGAACGGTCGGTGGTGCAATCACAGCTATGAACGCAGCCATGCTGGGTAATGCTGGAGCCATTGTTGGTTTTCGCTTAATGGCGCAAGTCTCTGTGGCAGCGGCAGCCAAAATGGTGATTGCTGAAGGTGCCGCTAAATTAGCCACCTTGGCGATGGTTGGGCTTCGCAATGTCATGCTGTTATTGGGTGGTCCCGCTGGGATTGCTATCATTGCAGGACTGGCCCTCTACAAGCTGGCCCAAGGTCATGATGCAGCCGGAAAAGCTGCAAAAGACCATGCCGCCGAAATGGAGGAATTGCGTGAGACCGTTCAAAAAACAACGGATGATATTGAGGAGCTGAATGCCGCCTCACGCAATGAAGCCTTGGCGCGGTGGACTGAAAAACTCAATATTGCCCAAGAGAATATCCGCGAAGTCACCAAGCAACTGAAATACGGTGCGATTGGTGGTTTTTGGGATCAGTTTTCTCGCTTTGGCAGTGATTTACAGGCTGATCTCTTTCAAGTGCGCCGCGCCTTTCAAACAGGCCGGATCACGGTTGAAGAATATCAGGATGCGTTATGGGCTTTGGCAGTCAAATATCCGGACTTCACGGAAAATGCCAAGGAAATACAAGAACAGGTTTTGGCATTGCAAGCTGCAGAATTGGCTGCACAGCGTGCGGGTGATCAATTAGATCGATTGCGCGCAGGCGTTACACAGACGGCAGCAGCTCAGGCCAACCCACAAACGCCGCAAGTATCGACCCAGCCCGCAGCACCGCAACAGTTGGGCGATAAGGAGCAAGAGAAAATCCGCTCCTACATTCAGGAGTTGGAAGCCGAAGAAGCCGCTTTACGGCGTGTTATTGCGGCCCGTTCCAGTGAAGGTTCTGCTGTTGAGAACGCACTTGTTTTGAATGAGCAAGAGCAAGCATTGCGCCGTTTAGGTATTGATCTGAGCAATAATCAAAGCGCTGGTGCTCAAGAATATGAGCAGCGTATTCGTGACCTGATCAGCCGTAAATATGAGCTGGAGGAAGCTGATACGCGTGCGCGGGAAGCCGCAGAACGCCATGAAGATACGGTGGAAGATATCACACGGGCCTTTAATGCTCTGAAATCCGAAACTGAACAGGCTACTCTCAAAGCCATTGAATGGCGCGAAGAAGCCTTGGCAGGATTGGATAAAACCCGTGTTGGTTATGATGAATTCCGCGCTCAGGTCGAAGATGTTTATCAAAACATGCTGCGTAAGGCGCGTGAAAAAGACCTGCAAAGCTCAAAACATTGGGAAGATGGTCTTAAACGTGGCTTTCGTGATGTTCTGAGTGAAGCCGAAGACATGGCCTCACAAACTGAGCGGCTGGTTAAAAATGCCTTCAAAGGCATGGAAGATGCGCTGGTTGAATTTGTGACCACGGGCAAGCTGGATTTTAAATCCTTAGCGGATTCCATCATTTCTGATTTGGTGCGGATACAAATTCGCCAAAGCATCACGCAGCCATTGGCCAATGCATTGGGATCGATTGATTTTGGTTCCTTCTTTGGGGCGGCGCATACGGGTGGTGTCATCGGCGGTGATGTTCTCGCCAGCCGCAACGTTAATCCTGCTGTCTTTGCCGGGGCGCACAAATTTCATAGTGGCGGCGTGATTGGCAATGAAGTGCCGATTATCGCTAAACGCGGTGAGACGGTGTTCACACCCGGACAGATGCGCCTGCTTGGGGCTGGCCTTTCTGGGCGTGAGCCCGTGAAAGTCGAGGTCAATGTTCACAATAATGCTGCTGGTGTTCAAGCCAGAACTGAGACGTCACCCCTGCCGGGCGGTGGTAGCAGGCTTGATATTATTATCGAACAGATCGAAGGCCAAATGACCCGCAATGTCGCTCGAGGGGAAGGATTGGCTCCAACCTTGGAGCGGCGGTATGGACTTAATCCAGCAGCGGGGAGTTACCGATGATCGCATGGCCAGAAACATTACCGTTACCAACGGTCGAGGGATATGGCATCCAACCCGGCGATGCCATCCTTCGCACAGAAATGGAAGCGGGTCCGGCAAGGCAACGCAGGCGATTTACGCAAGTACCCAGCCGCGTATCAGTCCGCTGGATTATGCGGCGCGATCAGTTCGCCCTGTTTGAGGCATGGTATCGCTGGCAAGCTAAGGAAGGTGGCGCATGGTTTGAGATTGAGTTGTTGGGCGGGCTTGGACTGTTGACGCAGGAAGCCCGTTTTACAAGGCAGTTTCAGGCCCAGCTGCTTGGAGGCACGCTTTGGGAAATCCGCTCTGAGCTGGAAATCCGTGAACGGCCTGTTCTGGATGAAGGCTTGCTGAACTTGCTGCTTAGTGAGGATGCTCAAGGGATTATTACGGTCTCAAACAGCCTTTATGTGCTCGTGCATCAAACCCTGCCGCAGCGCCTTTATTAACCCATAAACAAAGGAAACTCTTATGACCTTGCAGACCGATCTGCAGGATGCGGTGGCGCGTGTCCAAACGGACAGCCAGCTCCTGCACACCATCGTCCATGGCGACGATCAAACAACCGTTCCAACAGATGGTGGTACTGTCAAAAGTGCCGCCAAAGCCATCAAAGATATTGAGGATGGCATACAGGCCGGACTCACCGACCTTGGTGCATCGGCTGATCAGCTGAACAACGCTGTATCACAAACTGAAACCTATCGGGATGAAGCACAATCTTCGGCGCAGTCAGCCTTGCAAACAGCCAATGCCCTGAATCTACCAACCAATATCAACGGTCAGGCGGGCAAGTTGCTGGCGGTGAAACAGGCTGAAGACGGGTTTGAGGTGATTGAATCCGTCGGGGTTTTTTATGGCCTGCGTGCCGATGGGTCAAAGCTCACGGCCATCACAGGGCAAGGCACATACAACGCCAATGATTTTGACACATGGTTCATCACGCTGCCGGGGGTGGATTTCAACATCAACGAGGATGGGCACCTCATCATCAATATTTAAGCAGGAGATAAAAACATGACACAGATTGATTTGGGCAATATCCGCATTAATTGGCGAGGAGCCTATAACAGCGCTGGCAATTATGTGCACCATGATGCCGTTTCCTATCAAGGTTCCAGCTTCATCGCCAAACGCAGCGTTTCAGCCGTCACGCCCGTTCAGGGGGATGATTGGGATTTGATGGCGGCGGGTACGGATCAGCTTTCCCAAGAAGGTGATCTGCTGATCCATAATGGCGCAATTCCTGCTCGTCTTGCTCGTGGCGGAAACGCTCAAGTCTTGCAGATGGTGGGCAATCAGCCTGCTTGGCGCGATCAATCGCTCGATCCGTCCCGCCGTGTTTGGAAGCTGGCCAAGGTTAATGGTCTGGGCGGCTGGTACACGCGGGTTTATCTGATGGCTGATGGTACGATTAAAGCCTGTGGCTATGGTGGGAATTATTCCAATGGTGATCCAAATGGCTCGCATATTTACCTGCCAAGTCGCGTAGCAACGGATGATCCAGATGTGCGCTTTGTTGATGTGTTTTCTGGTGGGATGCAGCATTACGCTTTAACCGCCGATGGTGAAGTCTGGTCATGGGGATACAATAATTACGGTCAATTAGGGCATGGGAACACTGTTAATTTGGCAGTGGCCAAGCGGATTGAGTATTTTATTCAAAACAATATCCAAATCGCTAAGGTTATTCCCGGTCGCCCGAACTATTACGACCATGCCTGCGCTTATTTTTTAACGACCGATGGTCGCGTTTATGCGTGTGGCATCAACAGCAATGGTAATTTGGGAAATGGTACATCAGCCCATCAATATACGCCCATTCGCTGTGGTGCATTGACCGACATTATAGATGTCATCGTTTCCGGTCTTCCACACACAGTTTACGCCGTTCAGGATAACGGCTCACTCTGGGTTTGGGGATATAACGCACAAGGGCAACTGGGTCTTGGTGATACAACTGTTCGCCAAACTCCCATACTAAATCCAGCTTTTAATAATGTGATCAAGGCTGTGCCATCATGTGGTTACCGAACAGATGGTGCTAGTCCTACGGGCCATGGATTAGTCCTGCTAGACGATGGGTCAATCTGGACAGCAGGTTATAATGGGTATGGGCAGCTTGGTCATGGAGATACCACGAACCGCACCAGTTTTACCCAAATCACAAGCACAGAGAATTTCACTGATATTTTTGCAGGTGATGGGCGATACCCATCCTCTGGTGGGATCACCGATCAGGGCGACGTTTTTCTCTGGGGCAATAATGGTTACGGCCAGCTGGGCACTGGTAACACAACCAATCAGCTTTCCCCATTCAAACCAAATGGCAGTTTTCAAGGTAATGTATCTCGCGTCCGGATAGGCGGCGGTGCAAGCTATGAAGGTGTCATCCTTCAATCAGGTGATGAGCTCTGGGCCGCTGGTTATTCAGGCAATGCCAATATCGGTATCAATTCCACCGCAGGCACAAACAACACATTTCAACGTGTGCTTGGGCAATCCGGTGTGATTGAGGATTGGGATTGCTTTGGGCAAGGTACATCTGCGTGGGGGCTTGGTGTTTTGTATGACGATGGTCGTGTCGATGCCTGTGGGGAGAATAATTCCTACGGTGAGACCGGAACGCAAAGCAGCAATCTGCACGATGTCAAAACTCTCAAAAACGTAATTTTCTAGGAGGCTTTTATGAATCTCAAATCTTATTTGCATGATCGTGCGCCACACCTTGATGAGAGTGAAATCGCACCCATCCATTTGGCTGATCTGAACGGACGGCACTATTACGCCTTTGCGGAAAATGTCACCCCGCCATCGGGTGGCAAGGCTGTGAGCGAAGATGAGCTTAGTGATGTTCTTTCGAACAGTCAGCTTATTCGCCAGATCAAGGAAGAAGCTGGACGGCGTATTACAGATATTGCCCCTGTGTGGAAGCAGCAAAATGCACTGGCTGATTTGTATCTTCTGGGTGGGCGTTCTGATCTGACGGACGATGAACAAGCAACGCTGACAAAAGCGCAAGCATTATTGACTGAAATCTCACGTCTGCGCTCACGATCCGATGCCATCGAAGCATCTTTCTTGGATGGCGTGGCGGTCGATTACATCACAGATAAAGCGTGGGAGGATGAAGATGCCTGATCCCACATTGAATGCGGCGATTGCCGAAGCCTATGCTTCTGCACCCAGTGACATCGTGATTTTACATACGCTGGAGCTTCGCCATCCTGATTTCAGGGATGATGAAGGCCAGCCTATTGCTGTGCGCTTGGTGCGGGACCATCAAGAATTATCAGCCAAGCTGGAGGATGCCGCACCTTTAAACCCGGACGAATATGTCACCTTCATTGCCATGGGCTTTGATCTGGAGCTGCCACCTGTCGACACGTCACCAGTGCCGGAAATTACCGTCACCATTGATAATGTCAGTCGTGAGTTGATCAAGCATCTGGATGCTGCTGTTGAGAGCGCAGAAAAAATTGAGATCACCTATCGCCCGTATTTGAGCAATGATCTGTCCGGGCCGCAGATGGACCCGCCGATCACGTTGATCTTAAGTGAAGTCGAAGCCGATGTCAGCCGCGTTGTTGGCCGCGCCCGTATGCTGGATATCGGCAATAAGAGCTTTCCGTCAGAAACCTACACGGCCACGCGCTTTCCCGGCCTGACCCGCTAACCCAAAAAAGGACATATCATGAATGAATTGACCCGGCAGCCAGATGGGCTTCACTGGGCGTGTCGTTATATCGGCTTGCCATGGCAAGCTGGTGCAAAAGGCCCTGATGTTTTTGATTGCTGGAGCCTCGTGGTTTGGGTGCAAAAGCATCATTTTGGCCGAAACCTGCCCGATATTCCTGTCGCAGAGGGAAATTTAAAGCGCTTGGCTTTGACCTTTCGAGATCACCCAGAGCGCAAACGCTGGCAACTCACCGATACACCAGAACAAGGTGATGCAGTGTTGATGCGCCAATCCCGCCACCCCATCCATGTGGGCATATGGATCACCATCAGCCCTAGCGAACAAGGTGTTCTTCACTGCGTGAAGGGCAATGGTGTGGTGTTTCAGAATATGGCCAGTCTCAAGCTCGCAGGCTGGCAAGTTGAAGGGTTTTATCGGTTTCAGGGGAATGCCGCTAAACCAGATTAATAAATTACGAGGGTCCCATGTTTGCTTGCGTCCACATGCTTCACAATCCTTTTATGCCAGCACGCGGACGCGATATTTTTGCGGTCGATCATCCCATCACTATTCGTGAATGGCTGAATGAAGCAGGCATCACAGAATTTGAACGCCCTACTATCTGCCTATTCAATGGCGAAGCCGTGTTACGAGATCAATGGAACAAGATCACCATTGGTTTGTCTGACATCGTCACCTTTATCACGCTACCCCAAGGTGGCGGCGGTGGGGGTGGCAAGATTTTACGATCCGTTTTGACCATTGCTGTGATGGTTGCGGCTCCTTATGCCGGAGCTGCGCTTGCGGGGGCGATTGGTGTGACCAGCACTGTAGGCATTGCATTGGTCACCGCCGGTGTCGCCTTTGCCGGAAGTGCGCTGTTGAATGTCTTGGTACCGCCGCCTGTGCCATCCACCAGCTTGAATAGTGGCTTTGGTAATACGCCTGCAGCCAGCCCGACATACTCATTGCAGGCGCAAGGCAATCAGGCACGCTTAAGTCAACCCATCCCAGTGATTTACGGTCGGCACATTGTCTATCCCGACTTGGCCGCAACGCCATATTCGCTCTATCAGAATAACGAGCAATATTTGCATCAGCTGCACTGTATTGGTCAGGGTGAATATGATCTGGAGCAAATCCGTATTGAGGATACGCCGATCAGCGCCTTTGAAGAGATTGACTATGAAATTGTGCAGCCCGGCGATGCCGTTACGCTATTTGATACGGATGTCGTCACCGCACCCGAGGTCGCAGGACAGGAATTACTCAGCACAGGTGATGGTGGTGATTGGGTCGGGCCTTTTGTGGCAAACCCTGCACAAACCAACTGTCATCAGATCAGTGTCGATATTGTCATGCCGCGTGGGGTCTATTACGCCAATGACAGCGGCGGCCTGAACAACCGAACCATCACATGGCAATTTGAAGCGCGTCAGATTGATGATGACGGCACAGCCATTGGCGCATGGCAAACATTGGGAAGTGAAGCCCTCACAGCAGCCACCAATACACCGCAACGCATGACGTTTGATTATGCGGTGGCGACCGGACGCTATGAAGTGCGGGCTTTGAGAACCGATGCCAAGGATACATCTGCCAGAGCCGGACATGAGCTTCGCTGGGGCGGCTTAAAAGCTGTCTTGGATCAAACGCCTGATTTCGGGGATGTCACGCTCATTGCCATGAAAATGCGGGCTACGGATAATTTGTCGCAACGCTCCTCACGGATGGTGAACTGCCTTGTCACGCGCAAATTGCCTGTTTGGGATGAAACCACCGGATGGTCAGCACCACAAACCACGCGCTCCATTGCATGGGCTCTCGCTGATATTGCCCGCAGCCAATATGGTGGCAAGCTGAATGATAGCCGGATTGATCTGACACAACTCAAAGCGCTTGATGCCAATTGGCAATCTCGCGGTGATTATTTCGATGCCGTGTTTGATCAAACAGTCACGGTCTGGGAGGCACTGAGCCGAACGGCACGCTGTGGCCGCGCCGTGAGCTTCATGCAAAGCGGCACTGTTCGCTTTGTTAGGGATGAACAACGCTCGATCCCGGTTGCTTTGTTCAGTCCCCGTAACATCGTGAAGAACAGCCTCAAAATCCAATATCTGCTGGCCAGTGATGATACGGCGGATAGCGTGACGGTGGAGTATTTCTCAAAGGAGACATGGCAAACGGCAGAAGAAACCGTCAGCCTGCCGGATAGCACCAGCGATCAATCCGCCCGGGTGAGATTGTTTGGCTGCACTGAAAAAGCCCAAGCCATACGCGAAGGCAAATATATGGCAGCCGCCAATCGCTACCGTAGGCGCTTGGTGACCTTTCAGACAGAGCTGGAAGGTTTGATCCCTACTTATGGTGATCTGATCGCCATAGCCCACGATATGCCAAGCTGGGGCCAAGGTGCCGAGGTTATTGCGGTTGATGACAATGTTCTGAGCTTATCAGAGCCATTGGAATGGTCTGAGGAGCTTGTGGATCATTTCATCAGTCTGCGTAAAGCTGATGGCAGCGTTTCTGGTCCTTGGCTTGTCCTGCAGGGTGAGACGCCCAGTCAAGTGGTTTTGCAGGATGAATTGGACTTCACGCCCTACACCGGAGAGCTGCAGGAGCGCACGCATGTTGCTTTTGGCGCTGGCGAGAAATGGAGCACGCTGGCCCGCGTAACGGCTGTCCGGCCTCGCGGTGAGCTGGTTGAAATCAGCGCCGTTGCTGAAAACCCGGTCGTCCATACCGCCGACCAATAACCTTTAAAAACAGGAAGAGTAATCATGACCGCTGATAACCATCAGCGGCAGGACGATATGGTGTGCCTGCCGCGTACAGAATTTGAGTCTCTGCTGGAGCAAGCTGCCTGCCGAGGGGCCAGAAAAGCCCTGAAGGAAGTGGGTTTGGCAGATGAAGAAGCCGCCAACGACATCCGCACGCTGCGCGATTTAGCAGGCTCAATCAAAACCATGCAACGCACTTTCCTGCAAACCGTTGTGCGCTGGATCACCATTGGTGTTCTGGCGCTCTTGGTCGCAGGGGTAGCTGCAAAACTTGCCCCCTTTACCCCCAAATAAACAGGAGAAAAACTATGCTGACATTACTTGGAAGCCTGCTCGGCTTTTTATCATCCGCGTTTCCGGATTTTTTGAAACTCTGGCGTGACCACGCCGACCGCAAACATGAGCTGGCTATTTTGGATCGCCAGATGGAGGCGCAACGCCAAGGCCATACACAACGCCTTGAAGAAATACAGGTGCAGGCCGATGTGGCTGAAAGCAAGGCGCTCTATGCTCATGCCAGCCAGCCAGCCCAGCGGTGTGAAATGGGTTGAGGCTTTGAGGGCATCGGTGCGCCCAATCATCACCTACGCATTCTTTATCCTGTTCGCTACCGTCAAAACCGCTGCGCTTTTCAAGCTGTTGAATCAGGGTGTCGGAATTACCGACGGACTGATTGCCGTTTGGGACGCTGAAACGCAGGCGTTATTTGCCGCTGTCATGTCCTTCTGGTTTGGTCAACGCGCCTTGGCTAAGTTCCGCTCAAACCCTTGAAAAACATGATCTTATTCACTTGATAAGCGCCCAGAATGAAGCGTTACTGTAAGTGTAAAAAGCAATATAAAACAAGGAGATAACACCATGAGCAAACTATTTTACAAGGCCATGATTGAGGATGTTCAAAATGAAAAATGCACCGATGCAGAGCTGGAAGCGCTGCTCAATGCCTTTGAATACACCGTCAAGAAAATGGCTACAACGCTGGCCCGTAAAGCTTGGTATGCGCTGGAAGATTACGCCACTTCCAAACAATACGGCATTGACCGCTTTACGCTGATGATTGAGCGCAAAGATGTACTCGGGCAAGAGCAATGGCATGGCGTTTTTGAATATGGCAGCAAAAACCTTAAAGTTATAGGAACACTGGAAAAATGAGACATATCACACAAAACGGACTGGACCTAATCAAACGGTTCGAGGGCTTCTCTCGGACCGTTTATTTTTGCCCGTCTGGTTATCCCACCATCGGCTATGGTCATGTTGTTAAAGACGACGAGGATTTTTCAGCAGGCATCGATGAAGCACAAGCTGAAGAGCTTTTGCGCCAAGATGCCCAGATCGCAGAGCGTGCCGTCCTGCGCCTCATCAATGTGCCGCTGACAGACGGCCAGTTTGATGCGTTGGTATCATTTACCTACAATCTTGGTGGTGGGGCGCTCCAGCGTTCAACACTGCGCCGTAAAATCAACCGCGAGGAACATGCCGAAGTGCCGGAGCAATTCATGCGCTGGGTTTGGGCTGGTGGCCGTAAGCTCAAAGGGCTGGTTCGGCGCCGGGCTGCAGAGGCTGGTTTGTATGAAGAAATCCTATTGAAAAATTGA